GTTCAATAAGCAAGAAAAGCGTATTGGATACTTCAAACATTTAAACAAAGGGTAATCAAATGGCAGAATTTGGTGATTTCCTAAAATTGATATCTGATGCTAAATTGGCAAAGATACAAGAACAATCTGAAAAAGAAAATAGATTGATTGAAATATCAGAACGGGTAAAGGAATCAAATCCATTCAAGGTACAAGCACTTGAAGAAGTTTACATTGAACCAGAACCTATTATGGAGGAATCACCAGAATCTGTTTTAACGCCGGAACTAACTAAATTATTCAACGAACAATCTTATCAACAACCAGAAGTCAGTCCTGTTGATAATGACGTTAGACATATTAGAGATAAGTTAAAGTTTATAGAGCAATGGATGGGTAAGATTTCTCTTGCTGGTCCTGGTAGTGGTGAAGTGAATCTTCGTTATCTTGATGATATAGTAAGAAGTTCAATCTATGATGGTAGATATCTGAGATACAATGCAACCTTAAAGAAATTTGAGTTTGCTGAAGTCAATCCACATGATATAGTTTATACTACCAACAATGTAACGACTTCTACATATACAGTCTCATCTGATGATTACTATGTTGGTGTTACATATAACGGACCAACTACTATTACTTTACCTAGCAATCCAAGTTCTGGTCGGATGTTGATAATCAAAGATGAATCTGGTAATGCTTCAGTTAATCCAATAACTGTTTTAGGAACTGTTGATAATGATCCTACTGGTTTCATTATTCAATTAGACAATGGTGCAATTCAATTACTTTATAGAAATGGCTGGAGAATAGTGTGAGTTACCTTTTTACAAACAATCAAGAAATTAAAAATGATGTTGGAAATCCTATATCAACTGAAGTGTATAATGATGGATCTGTAGTATCTGATACCAATAGATTTCCTGTTTCTATGAGTGCTGTTACAGGAGGTTCTGATGCTTTTGGTAGATTAAGAATATCTGAAGCATTTACTTTAGGTGATTATAAACATACTTATGGTATAGATCAAAACTTTCTGAATATCGTATCTAATGGTGGAACGATTACTCATAATGCAAATCAAGCATCTGCAAGGTTAACGACAACATCAAATAGTTCAAGTTATGCTATACACCAGACAAAACAGTATCACAACTACATGCCAGGTAAAAGTCAACTAATAAAGTCAACAATTAACTTCTATAGTCCTATTGCTAATGTAGTTAAACGGACTGGTTATTTTGACGACAGAAATGGAATCTATTTTGAACAAGCTGGCGACGGTACTTTAAGTTTTGTTATAAGAACAGACACTACCGGAACTCCTAGCGATGCTAGAAGAGTTACTCAAGCTCAATGGAATGTTGATACTTGTAATACGACAATTGTTGGCACTTCTACAGATGGTACTAACAGCGGAGTATCTGGATCGTGGACTCTCGATATTACTAAGACACAAATATTTTTCATTGATTTTCAGTGGCTAGGTGTTGGTAGAGTAAGATGCGGTTTTGTTCATAACGGTAATATGATTGTTGCACATGAATTTTACAACAGTAATTACTTACCTGTAGTCTATATGAGTAATCCAAATTTACCAGTTAGATGTGAAATAAGAAATACAGGTACAACTACTGGTGGTTCTTTTGACCAAATTTGTTCAACTGTTGTTTCTGAAGGTGGATATGCAGAATCAGGTATAGATTGGGCAATCGATTCAGGCACTGCATCTCAGAATGTTCCATTAGGCGCAAATTATCCAATCGTAGCAATAAGATTAAAATCAACATTTAAAGGTTATCCTAATCGTGTAATGTTAAGAATGGGAAATGTTAATGTTTATGCTGAACAGAATCCAGTATATTGGAAACTAATAAAACTCTCAGGTCTATCATCAATAACTTTAAGTAGTCCTACTTGGACAAGCGTTTCGTCAGAAAGTGCAGTTGAATATACTATATTAGGAACAGCAATATCTGGTGGTGATGTTGTAGATAATGGATTTGTTGGTACTTCAAGCCCTGGTGGTAGTGCTAAAGGTACTGGTACTGGATCTGAAAGTAATCCGACTGCAGCAAAAAGAAATTTTATAACACAAAATTTTGATTGTACAGATAGTGAAATCTATGTAGTATGTGCTCAATCTATAGGAGCGGCAGCAAATGTTTGGTGTGGTATCCAATGGCGAGAAATTTACTAATAAATATATTTACAAACTAATAAGGAGATAACAATGAGTTTATGGGGAAAAACGGATACTGATGCCAGTGTCCCAAAATATTTAAACGAAGAACAACGTGCAAAAGCAATCTTCATTGATAATACTGAAGCCGCTGATGCAGATACAAAAGCAAAAGGCATTACTGGTCCAGGCTGGTGGTTATATGAACAGTATAAAAATGCGGCTGGAGCAATCCGTCACAAAGCAGAATGCTTAATTCCAATGTCTGTTACTGCAGTTGCCGCTGGCGACCGTGCTAATGATGCTGGTATCGACACTGCGGGAACTTATGATATTACTTTAACAACTAAACCAGTTGCACGTTCTGTAGCTTCTGGTGCTGCTACTACATTTGCAGTTGTTGCTGCAATCAGTTCTGGCGGTGGTGCATTGTCTTATCAGTGGCAAAGATCAACTACTACTAATGGCAATGTATATGTTGACATAACTAATACTGGTGTTTACACCGGTGCTACTACAGCTACATTAGCAATCAGTAACGTATCGACTCCTACCAATTTAAACGGATTCAAATATCGTGTTATCGTTTCAGCTACTAATGCTGTGAGTGAAACATCACCTGCAGTCAAACTTACTGTAGCATAAGATGAAATTAAGCACTGAGAATTTTATACAATTTGCAATGAATTGCTATGAAAACCCTCAGTGCTTTTCCATTAGAGAATTCGAATCGGACCTATGTAGATTCGATTATATAAATAAATTATTCAAGCGGTACGTGGAACAAGATACACTGAGAGAACAATTGATTCTGAATCATATAATTGTTCTCTACAATGTATTTGGTGATAATGCTACCAAAATGTTACTTTTTAAAATAGATGAAAGTTATGGTGATATGTTATTGCCATTCTTATTGTATCTTAACAGAATACCAGAACAAGACTTAGGTCGTCTGGATCCAACTATAATATCTGTCCTTCGGAAACTATAATAAAGAAGAACTCCAACAAGGAAATTTAATAAATGAAAAAAGTTACTCGCGGACTCCTACATCCCAGTAACTCTAACCATACTAACAAAAATACAAGGAGTAATCTAATGATCAGCAAAAGTATTTATATACCGTATACATATATTTTAAAATTCAAAGTAACAGGACAATTGTATTATGGATCCAGTTATGCAAATAGTACAAATAAAATAGCAAATCCATCTCAACTGTGGAATACGTATTTCACATCATCCAAAGAAATACACAAATTAATAAGTGAATACGGTATCGATTCTTTTGATTATCAAATAAGAAAAGTCTTTACTACTGTAGAGCAAACACTAGCGTGGGAAACTAAAATACTGACTAAATTTGATGCTGCCGCTAATGATATGTGGATAAATAAGCATAATGGTGGAACTAAGTTTAAAAATATAGGTCGTGTTCACGATGATGAGTGGAATGAAAATATATCAATTGCATTAAGCGGTAAAGTAAAATCAGACAATCATCGTAAAAATATATCATTAGCGGCTCAAGGTAGAGTCCCTTGGAATAAAGGAATGTCTGGTTTTGTATACGGAAAGCAATCTGAAGAGCATACGTCATTAAGAATTTCTAATGGAAAAAAAACTATACACGAAAAGTATGGTGTGACGAACCCAAGTCAAATAGACTGGGTTATTGAAAAAATAAAAGAAACTAAGAAAAATAAACCATATTTATTTTGTCCAATTTGTAATAAGAAATATAAATATAAATATTATTACGATTTGCATATCAATCAATGTATAGAGGAATAGCATGAAACGTATAGTCGATAATCTTATAGCGTGGAGAATACTTTCAATGTTAGTAACTCCATTTGATAAATCTGAAGCATACAAACTGGGTATTATAGATGCTGATGGTAAAATCCTCAAAAAGCAAAACCAACTTACTACTCCAGAAGAAAAGGATGCTTACACGTATCTTCAACGTCTAGTATTCAATCTTAAAAGATTACTCAATAAGTTACCTGGTGGAGACAAATACACCAAGAACCTTATTGCTGCTTATTTTCTAATCAAAGAATCATACCAACATAATGACGATTCAAATTTAGAATCAAGATTTACTACATTACTTGAAACCATCGACCAAAAGAATATCATATTGGTCGAGGAAGAAATACTCGTTAATAAATTCCTCGATGAAGAAGGTGGAGTACTTCCTGCTAATAATACTTCAGGTGTTGCTAATCCCGAATTCAAATTAGGCCAAAAGAAAGTCATTAAGAGAAAAGTCAATGTTTCTACTGAATCTAATTCCTGAGTGGTTAACCTACCTTCTTAGTGGCATCTCATTCTTAGGACTTGTTCTAGGTGTATTGATACCAATTCCTGCTCATTACAAGATGGCTCTGTATTCTGGGTTAGGCATGTTACTATGCCTGAATTCATTTGCTATAGGAGTTTCGGTAAACGAAGCAAACTGGCAAGTAAAAGTTAAAGATATGCAAATCCAGATTGCACAACTAGAAACCAAAACTGCTGAAGTGACAACAAAGGTTGTTACTGAATATATAGAAAAAGTCAAAATAGTAGAAGGCAAAACTCATGTTATTATTAAGAAAGTTCCTGAATATATTACCAAAGAATCTGATGCTAAGTGTAGTATCAATACTGGTGCTATCGAGTTGCTCAACGCTGCCGCAGAAAACAAAGTTCCCGAATCCTCCAGAACTTCTCATGAAGGACCCTCCGATGTTAAACTCTCTACCCTTGTTGAATCCGTCAGTGGAAACTACGGTACATACTATCAAGTAGTAGAACAACTTAAATCGCTCCAAGATTGGATTAGAAAACAAAAGGATTTGAACAATGAGTGACCATAATTCACCATGTAATGACCTTAATAAACTTGTAACTGAAGTAGCTGTTCTGCAGAATGTAGTTTACAAGATAGATAATACAGTTGCAGAAATTGCTAAAGCATCTTCAGAAGTATCAAGATTATTAATAGTACACGACAACAGACTAAACAATCTCGAGAATAATAATAAAGAAACTACAACTGATGTCAAGGACCTATACAAGAAAATGGAAGAAACTACTAAAGAGATTGTGGATAAGTTAGATGATATGGAATCCCGTATTGAATCTAAACTTAAAGAACATGAAGATAAATCGGATGAGTACAGAGAAGATATTTCTAACAGAATTTCTGCCTTAGAAACTTGGAAGTGGTTAGTAGTTGGAGGTAGTATAGTAATTGGATACCTTATTGATCACTCTGATGTCCTAAAGCTATTCAAATAAAGCCATTAGTACTATAATACCACCAAAGTCAACTTTATACAACATTCAAATCAAAGTACTTTATAGTTTACGTAACTCCTGAATTATAAAGTACTTTCTAGTAAACACTAGTTTATTACCATTAATCGGCATTATTGCTCGAATTCATCAAAAACACTAAAATATCACGTATAACTCTTTGATTCTAAAGAGGGTAAAACACTAAATCGCGTTATTCATAATAATGTTGAACAATCCTAAGCCTTCCTGTATACTTCTTTATAATAGTTCATTTGGGGACATATTATGATGTGTGTTGATAAGAAGTACATTTTGAAAATTTCTTCTCAGTTGAGAAACTTCAAGGTCGTGAATGAGAATGCTTGGAGATTTAGTTGTGTTTATTGTGGAGACTCTTTGAAAGATCCAAAGAAAGCACGAGGGAATATATACCACAAGCACTATAAATTGCTTTATAAGTGTTTCAATTGTGGAATTTCAAAATCAATTCAAGAATTCATCCAGGATATGGATTCTGTGATGTTTCAGGAATATCAGTTGGATAATTATAAGGCAGGAGATGACACTATCAATTTAGAAATATTTGGAGGCAAATGAATAATCCAATATTAGACTATCTAGTAATACCTTTGGTAATCACATTGGTAATTTTATTTACAATTATATTATAAGGAATTTTATGACAATAACAAAAGGTGACGTATGAGCATTAGACTACTAACTCCTAAATCGGAATACATTGTTGATTACCCTACAGCTATAGAATTTGCTGAACAACAGGCATCTATCATTTGGTTTCCTGATGAAATTGATGTAGAAAAGGATCTACACGATCTCAAAACCAATTGCACTGAAGCAGAATACCATGGTGTAATATCTACCCTAAAATTATTCACATTATACGAACTCAATGTTGGTAATGATTATTGGCAAAACTATGTAAGCAAAGTGTTTCCGAGACCAGACATTCAACGTATGGCTTCTACATTCTCTTTTATGGAGTTGGGAGTTCATGCTCCATTCTATAATAAGATTAATGAAGTGTTGGGATTGGATACGGAAGAATTCTATAACTCATACAAAGAAGATAAAGTATTAGCTAACAGAATGAACTGGATTGCTAAAAGAACCACTAAGAAAGATACCGTATACAATGTACTTAAATCGGTCGGTGTGTTTTCTATGATCGAAGGTGCTATCCTGTATAGTTCATTTGCTTTTCTTAAACATTTCAACTCTGTAGGTAAAAATAAGTTGATTAATGTCAATGCTGGAATCAACTTTTCAGCTATTGATGAAACTCTTCATTCTCAAGCTGGCGCGTGGTTATACCGTACTCTGGATAAAGAAGCCTTTGAAGATGATCAGTTAACCATCAGCGGAAGAGAACAGCTCAAAGAAGAACTAGAAGAAACTGCAAGAGTCATTCTCGAGCACGAATCTATTATTATTGATAAGATATTCGAGAAGGGCAATATTAAGGGGATTACTGATAAACAATTAAAAGCGTTTGTTGAATCAAGATTGGATATTTGTTTGGAAAATTTAGGATACAAAGCAATTTTTAAGCCTACATACAACCCAATTAAAACCTGGTTCTATAAAGACATAGATTCGACGGGAGTATTGCACGATTTTTTCAGTTCTCAAGGTTCATCATACACGAGATCGTGGAAAGAAAAATCATTCAGTTGGTAAGGGTTTAAATTTACAATTATCAAAGTGCCATCTACCCATTATGCCTCCTTTGCCAGAAACATCGCAATAGGGGCATTTTATAGGAGGTCTTTTAGAGCATGTGTCTTTATAGGTTTGGATTTTTCTTTCTTGAACTTCTGGATTGAGGCTTGGGTGAGTATATCCAGTATTTTGAAAATACGAATCATATTGGTGTGCTAACACTTCTGGATTTTTTGAGGGGTTAGCATATCCCGTTTTTTCAAAATAACTATCTGATCTCTTTTGAATAGTTTCTGGATTTTTTGAATTATGAGTATATCCAGTATTTTGAAAATACGAATCTTTGCATTTTTGAATAATATCTGGATTTTCAAAATTAGAGTAATATCCTGTTTTCTCAAAACATTTGGTTCTTTCTGAAAGTTTCCGTTCTTTAGATTTTGGTGTTCTCATATTTAGTTTATGAGATTCTGATTTTGGTTTTCTCATATTGGATACTGTTTTTTCGGTGAGTTTATATCCACCAACATTATTCCACTTTAGATCGCCATTATGACCATTGAGCCATTCTGGATGGTTTGCTGCATTTATTTTTGTAAGGAATTTTGTTTCCCAATATAGAGCAGAATCTTTATTGATAAATGTTTTTCGAACTTCAAAGGTGAATGAATCTTTGCTATATTCTTCTATAAGATTGGATATTATTTTTGATGAAGTGAAGTAGGTCGTCCAAAGTTGAGAAGGATGACAACCTTTTGCATATCGAACACCATAGTATCGTTGCCCTGTTGGGAGAAATGTGATACAATAAGTGAATGGTGTATATATAGTTGTGCTGGACATAATAGTCTCCTGATTATTGATAGAATGTTTAGAGTTAGTAGGAGTGCAATCCGTGACTAACACCTTTTTGCTTTACATATAACGTATTTATATAAATTAAAACTTGAGGAAATTTTACATGGTGAATGAATTATCAATTTATGAAGAATTAGGTGAAGAACGTAAACTCCTTCAAGAACAAGGATTATTACCTAACTGGTGTACTACTGCTGCATGGCAGATGCTTAAAGGTAGCTACTTGACTCCATCTCATCCAGACTTGAAATCCGTATATACAAGAGTGGCTAGTCATGCTGCTTCGTATACAAGTAATCCTGCTGAATGGGAAACTAAATTCTTCTT